GGAGGTTGGATTTCTGTATACCAACAAAGAACGGGCATTACTACAGTAGTAAATTTTACGTCCTTGCCTGAGACCCGACTGGTAAGTCGATTCACCTCTCGGTGCAGCACCACCTGTGTCTCATCACCTTATCCAGCGTTTGCCAGAAAGATTATTCAGTCACTCCCTTGTCGGGTGATCAACCCAACAAAATTATTATACACTAATTCAGCAGAACTGGCAACCCATAGAATTGAGCAGGTCCACCACCACATCCTGCAGCGAAGACCCCTGTGTTTACGTTATATACTGCTACACCGCTTTGAACCTGATTAAATATCGCACCACCTGGAGCAGTATTGAATTCTCCGATACCACCTGCACCAGTGTTTACAAGAGTTAAGCGACCACCTGAAGTACCGTTCACAACATCAATGATTCCACCAGGAATTGTACATTCACAAATATTAATCTGTGCTGCTGGCATTGGTACAGGACCGAGACCACTACCATTAATTGAAATAGTTGGTCCTTTAACAAGGTTAACCACACCTGTGATAGCAGGTATGGGGTTCATCATACCAACATTCTTAAAGTGAACGTTGTTAATAAATTCTGTCTTCCAAGCACACTCATTAATAATCTCACCAGATATGGAGTTCATTAGTGAAGATGCCTTGTTAGAAATCGTAGAAGCATTACAAGAGAACTCATTAAGGGCATTAAACGTGATATTAGGAGCCTGTATTTTGTAATCTCCTTCATAACTCACATCGTAGTCAGATGCATAAGTTGTTGCTGCTTTAGATTGCTTACTACCACCATTACCAACACCCTGTGATACGTTTAGGTTGTGTGTTCCTCCAACTTCTATGTTGAAGTCACCCATAACTTTAAGAGTATAGTCACCCTCAATAGTTACAGTCTTATTTCCTTTAACATTAGTACATTCATCACGTCCAACAATCTTTGTATCATTACCAGGTTGGTTCCTGTGTTGATTACCATCAGCAGTAGCAATAGTAGTCTGACCACCACTATGCTTAACAATGGTCTTTTCTTTACCAGGTGTATTGTCCTGAATAATAGAAGAACCGTTAAGGAATGTTTGAGCTTGAACCTTAAATGGGTTAATACCTTCCATCAAGCTACTGAAATAGTCACCCTTAGTGGTGTAATTACCTTCACCAGCTAAATCACTTGATCCTCCTATCTCAATTTCTTGCTGCAAGAATTCTGGTACGGATTCACACGTACTCGTACCTAACAGTGGCAGCCAGAACTTTTGTTTAGGTTCTCGATGACCCCTCCCACAGTCCTTGTTACCGAACAACATCTTCAATAGTCCGATGATGATGCTGATCAAGGAAGACCAGTTCATCTTTGAGAAATCGAACGAGAATAATGACTTAAGTTTAGATACTAGACTCAATCCACCTTTTGCAACGTTAATTGCAGCCATTACCTTGTTACCCATAGCAGCAACCTTACCTACTGCTCCTTGTACCTTTGATAGAACACCGTTAACTGTGTCATTTACCTTAGTGGCAAGACCACCGACAACTTTATCAACGATATTAGATGAAATACTATTAGCAAATCCAGTAATGTCTCCTAGAGCACCACTGATCGCTCCTAAAATATAATTTGCTTCGAAGTTACAAAACAGACCTGTAATGAATGTAGCGAGTTTCAATAGCTGCTGTATTATACCGAGTGGTATCACATTTGTTAACGAACCGAGTAGGCTACTAACCATACTCTCTATTCCTTGTGCTAGTACGTTCTTCAATGCACTCATAATACCACTAATTGCATTAGACACTGATGTCTTAATGCCATCAAGAGAAGCTTGGATCTGCTTGTTACTAATCTTTCCTCCACTAATAATGGAGATTAAATCTCCTTTACTTCCTCTTGCTATGGAACCTGTTAATTGACCAAATTCGGTAAGCATTCTCTTAAGATCCTTCTCGAATCCTATACCTGCTGGTCCACTGAGTCCATCCCCGACTGCAAACGCATCTGCAGGGATTTTTATTGGGTTCGTATAAACGTTACCTGGTGCTCGAACTTCTGCTATTGAGATGACACCACGGGACTTTTCTTCTCCTCCGTTCTCATCTCCTGCTTGTTCTCCACCGACAACATTAAAGGGTGATCCTCCGTGAACTACCTCACCTTGTAAAGACTTAGCTTGAGGTGGCATCTCTTCCTCTGGAAGAGCTTTCGTAGGATCAGCAACAACTGTAGCTCCTGTCTCTGCCTCTGTACTTGCTTGTCCGTCTTGACTATTGTTCTTGAAACCACGCAGTGATCCCATAACAACAGGTAGTTGTGCTTCCTCTCCATCAAGGAAGAACCCTAATACCTGAGCACCGACCTGAAGTTCACACTTCGTCCCAGAGTTTTTTATACCTGCCTGATCAGTAGGCAGCATAGTAACCGCCCAAGGTAAATCCTCAGTCGGCATTTCTTTAGTATAGGCAACTTCACCCGCACCAGTATACCAACCTATAATACGTACCTTAGTACGTCCTAGATTCTGGGGATCCTCAATGTCTTCGACTTCACCGACCCACCAAGTGAATCCGTCACGTCCCATTACATCTGATTTTCCTATAGCGTCAAGTGTTGCTGGCATTGTTTAAGCGTATGATACCCATCCTGTTACTATATATTTATCTTCTTTAGGTGCAGGTATTCCGTGGTGTACGTGAGTCCAGTCTGCAGGCCAGATCATAGTCAGTCCTTTCTTAGGTTCTAACTCTAAATCTTGGTGTACAAAGTTAGTACCACCACCCTCTTCAATATCATTAAGATAGGTCATCCAGACTAGATGTCTGAAGGAACTTGTCTTATTAGATCCCACACGTTCACAATGAGGTTGAGAGAAACAAGCACCAGGAATATAATGTTGTATATTAAATGGTTCAAGTACCTCTAAGTCTGCCATAGAAGCCCACGGATACTGTTCTATGTATAGAGATAATCCACCTTGAACGGCATCAAGATATTTAACAATACGTGGATCCTTTATCCAAGATGGTACTGCCATATCTGTAGACTGTTTAATTATCTTATCAACCCCTTGACTTGTCTCACCTGCTACCTTTTCAAGGTATTCGCAAGTGTTATAAAAATCTAAAACCCCATCGCATATCTCAGGTTCAATGGTTCCACCTGCGATGAATGATTGTACAGCAGTCATAATTTAATTGTTCCAGTGACGAATTACCCCTGCTGTAATAAAGCAGTTGGTTATAAGATATGTAGCAAAGATGAGAGACCTCATAATTGCTACAGTATTATCGTATCGTTTGGTTGTCTCGTCACTAAAAGAACCTAGAGTATACTTCCAGATTCTCCATAATCTTCTAATCGTCATACACTAGGCATTCTGGCTCATCTGGGTTCTGATCACAAAACAGTTCAATAGCATTGGGATCGTGATGATCTCCTGCATCAATCTCTGCTTTATGATGCTCTGCGTACTCTTCTAAATCGTGTAGCTCTTCTTTGTAGTGCCTGCGAGCAGCAGGGTTTGTTTGAGGATCGTCTAAGATCTCTCTATCTTTTTGGATGTGTTGTTCTATGGTTTCCATAATAGTTTAAGTAGGAGTAGTAATACTGTCCTTAGATAGGTTTAACAAAGTCGTAACCCCTTCTGGATTGTACTTGTGAGTCAATCCAATAATCAGGTATCTACCTGAATAAATGGGATCTAAAACTGTGCGTTCTTCCTCCTTAGTTGAAGCAGGTATAACGCATTCTAGTTGTTGACCTACTGCTAATGCTACATTACCTGGTATGGTGATGTCAAGTGTAATTGCATTAAGTAACTGCCAACGGCTGAAACTATATGCAGATGCCCACACTGTATCGAAGTCCATATTACCAGCACCACCAGTAGAATCCTGTTGGTTCTGGGCGTTCTTCATACCAGGAAGAGCACGTATTTTAGTACGTGTTGGTCTCTTTTCATCAAAGTATATAGGTTTAACCTTTGGAAATGGGAACTGATCATTTAAAATTCCACCTGCTGTGTTAGCCATTCCAAACACATTGTCCAGTCCCATATGTAATGGTGGTTGTATAGAACCAGACCCTCCAGTTGTAGTAACTTGGTTTGTATTCAGTCCTTCTGAATTTGCAGAAGTTGTTATACCTGCATTTATTTTAGCCTCAACATACGTGGAAGAGGTCGTGGTAGTTGTTGTGCTGTTCCCACTGGTCGTGGTAGTTGTTTGTTGATTGGCAATAAGTGCAGTTTCACTTCTTGCATCTATTTCTTTTTCTTCTGCTTCAAGAGCAGCAAATTCTGCTTTATCCGCATCATCCCAGGTATCTCGTCTTTCATTCAATGTGTCCTTTCTATTATCAATCTCAATCAATCTGCTGACATCGTTGGCTGCAGCAATATCTACAAGAGAGGAGTCACCATCACCTGATGCAGGTAGATTGCCACTGGTTACTGCAGGTAACTTAATTCCTATTACTGTATTACTATAGGTACCTGATCTCATCTTCTCCAAATGATTTGCTCTGTCTGGGAAGTTTATACTTTCAATCTTAAAAGCATTAAAATCTGAGTCACCTACGTTTGCCTGTTCATAAGTATACTTGGGTGGTTTAGCAGCAGTAGGATTTCTGTCCGAACATAACCAATCTATAGTATGGAAATAATAACCATCTCTATTCTCAAAGAACAAGTAACCAGCAGTATTGGTTATTGAACTGACAATTTTATCTGAGATATATCCGATACAATCATATGGTCTCCAAGTCGGTGCTAGGAATCTGAAGTTACCCTTCGAGGGTTCGTAGGAATAGTTCTTGCCAGAGGACTTCAATTTTTCTTTAACACACCACTCAACGTGTGCTGAGCCGATGTTATCCTTAAACGACTTGAAGACTTTATTGGTTTCATTGTTAATAGTCTCAGGTGACACAGTATAAATGACGTAGAGTTGTGCACGTTCAGACTTAGTAATCTCACCAATTTTAAATATTTTCTGACTTATCTCCAGTTCCATACCAGGAGCAGAGTCAGTTTCTATTGTTATTTGAATAATTTCATTACCAGTCATACCACTGATAAGGTCAATAGTATCAAACATAGCAATCTCCATCCTAACCGATGGTGAATCTATGGACTCAATATAATTAAACCCAGAACAAAGTTTCCTTACATCAACAAGAGAATGTTCCCCAAGAGGTTCAATCTGGTCAACTTTTTGATCAGGATTAGAATCGTCCTTAGTTATAAGATTGAATTTGGTTATCTTATAACCTTTAGGTTGTATTGGTAAGTCGCTCATAAGAAGTTGCTTACTGGGTTACTAGACTCAGCATTTCTACCGAATCTACTTACTAAGAATGGTGCTGCAGGGTTACGCTTACCTTCTCTAGTGATAGGTATTTCAGTAACATCTTGAGGAACAGACTCTTGTTGAGCTTTGATTGCCTTTAACATTATTTGAGAATCAGACTCATTTCCAGTCAAGTTTATTGAGGAGGCTGCATCCTTAACTCTACCAACCATATCATTAAGATTCTGTCCAGTTGAATTCTGTTGAGCTTTGATCGCCTTTATCATTAGTTGAGAATCAGACTCTGTTCCATCTATGTCAAAGTGAATATTATTTGTTACTGGAGATTCTATCATTCCAGAAGTGATCATCCTTCTCATAAATGCAGAATCAGACTCCTCTGCCAAACCACCTTGACTTAATTCAGGTAAATTAAGTACTGGAGATGAAACAAATTTATCAATATTAACCTTACCACCTTCAGAGAATCCAGGAACCTTGTATCCAAATGCCTTTGCTTGAACTGCTTGTCTCTTAGTTAAACCAGGATCTCTACGGGTGTGTGGTGTGTCAACGGGTATAACAAATCCACCTGACGATCTCTTTGCAACATACTCTAGTCCGTGACCAATGAAATCAACACCTCTACCATCCAGACTAACAGGATAACCAGACTGAGGACCATTTATCCAACCACCTTGACTTCTCTCAGGTAGTTTAAAGTCCATATTAAATGGAACGATACCACCAATAGATCTGTACGGTATTATTCCACCCTTACTTGCTTCTGGTGTATCACCATTAGTCTCCTGTCCATCCTTTATTTCACTCATCTCAGACTCTGTTGGTACTAATTTGAGTAGACCAGTCAAACCTTTAAGCAACAGAATCAAAGGACCAAAGACAACAGTACCTAAAATACCCATTACCTTTTCAATGAAAGGCATATGTTCTTTAAGTTTATCGACTATCTTTTGCATTACAGGACCAAGTGCTTCAAATACCTCTGATACTGCTTGTTTTAATGGTTCCATAAGTTTCTCGAACCATTCCATAACCACATCAAAGACCTCCTTAATTCCTTTAAAGAAGTCCTCAGCAATAGGACCAAGGAACTTACCAACGTTCTCACCTATAAATCCACCGAGAGCAGCACCAATAATACCACCAATAGGTCCTAAGAAACTAGCACCAATAGTACTACCAACCATTGATCCAGTAGTACTACCAACACCAGCACCTATAGCACTTGACTGTCTATCTTCTTCTGGTATCGTTTCATCATTTAGTGTTCTATTATAAGCCTCAACTCCTTGACCAACTGCCAATAGAGATCTACCAACAGTACTCCCACCTAAGAACTTACCAAGGTTAACAATACCACCACCAACCATCTGAAGGATGCCAGTGATATTACTAATGAAACCTACTGGATTTGCTAGAAATGCTAGTCCAGCTAATGCTCCTGTAAGCCCAGCTATTCCTTGTAACCTTTCTATTAAGGTCTTATCTTCACCAAACGTCTTCTCCCAGTTCTCTCCAATCCAATTGCTTAGTTTAGTAAATGCACCAACTAACATATCCCAGAACTTTTTAATTCTTTCTAACGTTGTTTTTACTCGTTCTCTATTAGCAGGATCACTAATCCAATCAAGAGCCTTGTACATTATAAGACCCTTGAAGAACTTCATAAGATTCCCTAAGAATCCCAGTCCTCCTCCAACAAGCTTCGCTACTGTATTATCATCACCACCACCATCTTTATCTGCTTCTAACTTCTTCTCTCTAGCAGCATCAGATGCTAAAGCAGCATTTCTTTTCTGACGGTCAACTTGACGCTTATTCTGATCCTTAACTTCTTTTATTGCTACAGCAATACTATTAACTGTAGCACCTAAAGAATTAATAGCAGATATAGTTGTAGAAAAACTACTACCTGCTATAGTTTTATTTCCAACAGAAACTTTGGTATCATCCGACTTGTCAGGCGGAGTCACCATTTTAAAGAATCTAACCTTACTTATTGCTGTCATTTAATTTATGCTTATAGATGCTGGTTTAGTAATAATCGAGACGTTAGTTTGGTTAGTCTTAACGACCTCCTTAACCACTGGTTGAACAATGAATTGAGTATTAGTGGTAGAACCTTTCCATTGTTGAGATGCTTCTGTAATAGACCTCTCTATCAATTCATTATTTAGTCCACCCCCTTCATTACCATTGGTAGGTGTAATCTCAGTAACAGGTTCTTGTTTACCTGTGAATGGAGATTCTTTACCATATAAACCTAAAGGATTTATTCTACTTAAAGGATCAGTATTTGGTTTACCAACATCAAGAGGATTCTTTGCTGTCTCCCAATGTAGATGAGGACCAGTAGTTTTACCAGTATTACCTGAATAACCTAGTATTGCTCCTGCTTGGAATGTATCACCTGCTTTAAATGGTGACATATCCTTCATATGAGCATATAACTGACCCAAACCATCACTAGATGTCCAAGCAATATAATTACCATATCCTTCATCATATCCTACGTGTTGTACTGTACCACCTAAGAACGCTTTAAGTTCTTCACCAATCTGTGTGGCAATATCTACACCCATATGCATACCAGGTGATAATTGCATCTGGCGATCTCTCATTGCTTCCGAAGTAACAATATGACCCCCATCTCCAATAGCTAAGCTCTCAGCAGCTAATACTTTAGCCTCCTCAGCTTCCTGTTGAGCAATTTCCTTTTCAAGTTCCCACTTCTCTTTTGCTTTAACAACAGCAGCCTCCCTTTGTATAAGCTGCTTTTGAAGATTCATTATATGTTCTTTTTCAAATTCTATACGTTCTCCAATGGTAAATCTCCAACCCCATCCTTTCCAATTATCATCACCTTTACCGTCTTCATCTCTTTGTTTTATCAATTCTCCAAGTTTCTTCTCGGAATCTGCTATAGATCTCTTATGATTTTTAACTTCCCTCTCTCTATCTCTAAACTCTTGACCTGCTTTATCAACATCAGATGTATATAAACCAAACGCATCAATACGTGATCCAAGATCACCTGCACCTTCTACAAAATCAGCTATAGCTCTAGCACCGTGCTTAATTATCCATACTAATGATTGAAACTGAACCATTGCAACTCCACCTAAGAACTTACCAATCTCTACTATTGCTGACTCAGCTATAGGTTGTAAGAACTCTCCAAGTTTCTTCATTACTGGTAGAAATTCTTGGAAGAAATCCATCACAGGTCCAGTAATTGGTTCTATGAATGCCTTCATAGCTGGGAACCATACATCAACAAAGTAATCTTTAATGGGACCAAAGACAGGTCTCATTGCTTCACCAAGGAATGCACCAATCTTATCTCCTATAAAACCACCAAGCATACTGCCCACTATAGGAGCAAATGGTCCTAATATGGGTGTTAACAGTGCAGTCAATCCAAGTGAAGTGACAGTAGCACCAATACCTGCACCAATAGCAACGTCAGCATCATCACCTGCTGCTAATCTAGTGGTTGTTGATACAACACCAGCAGTTAGTGACATTGCCACTGGGTTGGTGACAAAGTTCTTTGCCAACTGACCAGGTTTTACCCCTTGAAGTGCTTTTCCTAACTTATCAATTCCTGGTCCTAGGAACTTACTTAACTTCTGGAAATCACCAAGTAACTTCCACGGTTGAAGTATCCTATCTGCTAAAAATAATGCTCCGATACCACCAAGTATCTTAAGAGCACCCATTACTGGACTCTTCTCACTAAATGCTTCTAGTAACCAACCAACACCTTTAGAGAATACATTCCAGAATGTCCCTAACCACTTACCTATAACATTAAGTGTTGTACCTATAAACTTTTTATTGTCTGGATTAGACAGCCAGTCCAAAGCAAACCAGGTTAAAGCCTTTTCTGCTAACCATTTGAATGGTTCCAATAACTTCTGTAACCAAGTGCCTGACTTCTTATCTGAATTGCCAGATTCTTTCTGTGCTTTAGCTGCTACTTTCTTCTGTACCTTCTTCTCTATATTATCCTCACGTGACTTATCCCGTGATAGTGTCCTCTTCCTTTTATTATCTTGTACAGCATCTAATTTCTCTTCATACATACAGGCTACTAATTTACCAATATCCTCCACCACAAATCCTAAACGATTGATTTGTACGGTCATCGCAGCTGTAGGATCTGTTCGAATGTCTCCTGTAACTTTCGATGGTAAAAAGGATCTGATCTTTATCTTTGCCATTAAAGAGATGGACTCATTTGACCTTGTTTCTGCCTACGTTCTTCTTCTCTAAGGTACCGAAGTAGCATATTAACGTATACATCCCTTTCCCACGGCATCATATTCTCAATTTCAGTTAAACTCCACTTATGATGCTGGATCATAGCGAAGTTTACTTCATACATATTCATCAACGAGTCGTGGGCTAGGGCTACGCGAAAAAACTTGCTAGTCCCTCCAGTTTAACTGTACTGGTTACTTCAGTTTTAGGGTTGAAGACCTCGATGTCTTTCGACAGTTTAGGCATAGTTTCGAAGAACCTCTGCACTTCAGCAAATTGTCCACTGTTCATATCTTCATAGAAAGCAACTAATTCTGCCTTCTTGTAGTCTTTTGCTTCGTGTAGTTCTTCACCATCAGCGATTGATTCAGTACAATCTGCTGCTAGTTTAAATACATCATCAATACCAGGATTATCAACCAAATTATTCTTAACGAATACATCCAATGAAGGATATTTCATCGTTAAAGTGATTTCATCAGTAAGTTTGATAATATTGGTGTGTTCTTTTGGAATTTGTACTTCTACTTGATCCAAATTAACTTCAACATCGACCTGAGTTTCATTATCATCAGGGCAAGTGAGTTTAAATTCACTTACTTCTCCAACAGATTTACCTCTAATCTTCAAAAATAAGTATTCAATCTCAAAAGTAGCAAGAGTTGCAGAATTTTTAACGTTCGTGCAAGCTTTGATAATATCCTTAACGGCTTTTATCATTTCTTTCTGATTTTGAGTCTCCATCGCAAGATAAAGAAGTTTCTCCTCTTTAACTAAAAATGGACGATAGGTCACTTTGAGACCACGAGGTAACACGCATTCATAATCTGGAATGCTCAGCTTGGGTAAAGGCATCTTGTAAGGGTATTACACTTCAGTATATCTATTTAGCCTATACGCCGTACTGTGTATTTTCGTGCTGTGAAGTCTTAAAGTCTTTTATTCCTAACAACTTGGCAATCTCTGCTGTATCACTAACCACGTGATCTCCAGTCCAATCCTTATTACGTTGTACCTTAGTAGTGAACCTATATCTCTCAAACTTAAATGAAATAGGTAGTGTTAGTACGCTGCTGTTATCGTTACCAAAATCTAATGTACCCATATTATATGGATATACGCCACTAAAACACCATACACCAACTGCTTTATTCAATCTACCGTAGTAATCTACACCTGCTCTTCTAGTTCTGGACAATAAGTTAGAACCACGTTCCCACTTCCTTACCCATACTTCAGTAACATAATCATCATAGAAACCAACTCTATTCTCAGAATCAGGTGCCATAGCATTCATCCACTTCTCATAGAAGTTTCTATGCCACTGATCTTTGGTAACCATAAAAGATATATTTAATTCGTTCGCAGTCTGTCCTGTAGCATAAGTCCTAGTAATACCAAAGTTACGTATCTCACCTGTAGTAACGTTACGTGATGGTACTGTCACGTTACTAGCAAAGTAATTCAATGCATCACAATATTCTGATGGATTAAATTCCCAGCCTGGAATACGCCCGAATATTGGTGGTACGCCAAAATCAATGGAGTACAGATTACCTAAAGCAGGTTCTTTTGCTCCAGTTGCTACTAACTCTCTAAAGTGAGTAAATGAATTTTGGTGACGATGTGGCATTAGAATATAATTCTAGTCGGGATGTCGATATTTCTTCCGTTAACTGTAACGGTGAATTGTTCAGAGGGAATCAATCCTATATCATCCCATTCCGATTCTGGAACGTTGTAAAAAGGACTTAATACATTACTCCTCAAGTATTTATGGAATGTTTGAGGTGGGTGTTCTGGTGTAAACCCTGCTCTTCTAGCAGCTGGTTGTAAATAATGTACATTTGAACCCCAAAAGTGGTTCGTACTTTCTCCAGTAACATATACTAATGGGTATTTATCCCACTTCTGCATTCTTTCACCAAATTTAGCATCATATTGGAATGTGATAGCAGCACCTATTAATGGACTATCTAGTCCACGTCCTTGTAATCCAAAGAATAACTGACTCCTCCACCAAGAAGGTGACTGAGGTTTACCATTTGATAAGTCTTTTATATCCTCAAAGAGACTCATACCTTTAACTCGTGCTCTGTTAATATCACAAATTCCATCTTTCTGTCTCTACAGTACTCTCGTGCTGCTTTCCATTTTGCTTGATTGACACCATAAGTGGCAATCTCCTTTAGAAGCTTCTTAGTCTTCCTCCCACGTTTCGGTTGTTGAGTTTGTGCATAAGGTTTAATCTCAATAACTCTCTTTTGGAGTCTACCGTTGGTTCCCCTCGATTTAACATAAAAGTCAGGGAAATAACGGTGAGGCTTCCTATCAAGAGGAGATATGTAAGGTACAATAATTTCTTCACTTGCCCACTCCATAACGTTTAAATTTCTATCACACCATACCATAAATTTCCTCTCCCACAAAGATCTATAAATAATGTTTGTGGGATCCCCTTTATATTTTGCAGGATTTGATGGTTTGAACCTACCTGAATAACTTTTATAGGACATAATGTCGATTCCAAGTCTATTTTCGAAAGCACTCAACTCGTTACTTAAGGATACTGGTACTAATGATGGTAAATCAAGGTCTAACTTTTTAAGTGGACCGTTAGTCTATCCTAGACAGTTACCGAGACAAGTACCAAACACCGATAGTGGTATTAGAGGCGATGATAATTATGAAACCGAGTACTTAGATTATTTAAGAATAACAATCTATAAGACTCAGGGTGCTAATGGTGCAAATCCATATACGTGGACAGGTGATGGTGGTGGATTTAAAGAACCTTATAAAGGTGCTAATATGTCCAACATTTCAAAAACTATTTATCTATACCTTCCTGTGGGGTTAAATGAACAATATTCTACGAATTATAATGTTACTACTCTTGGTGCTGCTGGTGTAGGTGCAGTTAACGCAGGTGTAGGTAGTATGACAACAGATGATGCAGTTTCTATTGCTCAAGAAACTGCTGGTAGTGCTAAACCACAATTTGTTATGGACACTGCAGCTGCAGCACTTGGTACTGTAGGGTCAGGAGTTGATGCTAATGATCTGTTAGCATTATCATCAAAGAAGGTGTTCAACCCATATCAGGAAACAACATTTAAAGGTGTGAATTATAGAGATCACGCTTTTAACTTTAAATTTGCACCACGTAATGCTAAAGAAGCAAAAGAATGTTATGAAATCATATCAACACTAAGGACTGCAATGCTTCCTTCTACTGGTGGTCAAGATGATTTTGGTAACCTTAATGAAGGTATTGCTGATGTATTATCAAGTAAATCTGGATATCTTGGTGGTGCTAGATTCCTTAACATTCCTGACATTATGAGACTGTCTATTGTAAGGATGTCCACTACAGATAACGCTACAAGGATCCCAGCTGGTATTGCTAAGATAATTAGGTTCCCTACGAAGTGTGTACTGTCCGCATTATCTGTTAACACGTCACCTGACGGTCAATACAATTCATTAAAAGATGGAGCAGATACAGCAAGGGATTATGGTCCTGCTGCTATGGATGTTTCAGTAACATTTAAAGAAACTCAATTCATTACAAGAGAAATGGTGAGAGGCTAATGGCATACTTCAGATACTTACCTAAAGTTTATGTACGTAACAGAACCATCAAAGATGGTGTACATCCCTATGAATTGTGTAGGAACATCTTTAGACGAATAAAAATCAAAGATGATCTACAAGGACCACTATTAGGTTTCTTACAGTATGAAATAGAAGAAGGTGAAAGACCAGATCAAGTTGCTCGTAAATTCTACGGTGACTCAGGTCTTGATTGGATTGTGTTGATAATTAATAACATCATCAACGTGAATCAAGACTGGCCAATGACACGTGCTGACCTATATGCATATGTTGAACAGGAATTTGGTAATGTTGATCTTATAAGTCACTATGAATCTAATGATATATTTGCTACTGATGGAACTAAGATATTTAATGAAGGTATCGTAGTTAATGAGAATTTCCAATACATCAGACCTGATGGTACAGTAGTACCCAAAGCAGAGTGTCGTCACGGAGTAACGTACTTTGAGGTGTACTACAATAAGAATGAAGAGAAGAGAAATATATATCTGCTACGTGAAGATTATGTGACTGACTTCATTAATGAATTTAAGAAACTTGCTAAGTACCTACCTCACGCTGAAGTTGATGACCAAGGTAATAAGAAGACACAAACATCTATCGCTGAAGAATTCATAGGTATCTCAACATATAGAAAACCCAGTCAAAGCACTGCTTCAACTGGGTCTGCTCAAGGTGGTGGTTCTAGTACTGCCCTTATATCATCTGGTGCATCCACTGCGGGTACAGCACCAATAACAACTGTAAGTTCAACGACTACAATAAATCCTAACGACGCAGGAACAATTGCAACGACTCAAACAAATACTACTACTCAAACTACTCAAACTAGTTCCTCTGGTGGTGGTTATTAATTAGAAACACCAACCGTTCTTTTTATAAAAATAACAAGGAGTTCCGTGCTCATTCCATCTATTTGGTCTGAAATGTGGTCTGTAGTGTGGGTAATGGTGATGGTGAGATGGATCTTCGTGTCTCCACCTGAACTCCCTTTCAACTGGTTTATACCAGCAATTCCATCCATATAATGCGTCGTGGACGCAATGGGAAGGTTCTACTTCGAACTCCCCTGATCTTAAGTTATGGTTGTAAGATGCCATTGCAGGAGCACCTGCAAGGCAAGCAACAACAGCAATGGCGATTCTTTTCATTGGTCTTATGCTTCTTCTGCTAGTTTAGCAAAGTAAGACAACGCATCATCATCTTCTGTGACAGAAGCTGTTTTGTCCACTGATTCACTCCAGTCCTTTGCTTGGACTGTAGATCCTAAGTTGGATGCAACCTCTTCTTCTGCTCTAGGTGGTAACTCTTCAGCAACAGTCTCACGGTCTACTCGACCACCAAGAACTGCTTTCAGACGTGCTTCGAGATCCTCATATGACTTGAATTGATCAGCACTAGTGAAGTCACCTAAATTGTGAGCATCATTGTAGATCGTTTCAAGTTTTTTATCATCAAAATCACCTAGAGTATTAGGTGTTGTGAATGTAGAATCATCATAATTCCAAAAACCAGCAACTTGCTTGATCTTCAATTTGAAGTCAGCACCCTTCCATAAATCGAAAGGATTGAAAGCGGGTTCTGGATCATAATCATTCTCATTAGGCTGCATTTTAGCCATAATCTTGTCGAAGATACGCTTGCCGTACTTGTACAAGAATACTTTGCCTTCATTCTCAGGGTTCAAGGGATCCTTAACAACATAGATGTTGCTGTAGTAGGAAAGCTTACGCTTCTGCTTACGAGCAGTGTCCTTGTCTGACTCACTTCCAGAGTTCCATAAAGAAGAGTTCAGTGCAGAAACTGGATCCTTCTGTCCGATGGTTGTGAGAGAATTCTCAATGTACCAACCACCTGGTCCTTGGAATGCGTGACTCCAGACCTGTGCCCAAGGGAGTTCGTTACCCTCAGTCTCTGGTAGGAATCTGATAACGGCGAATCCGTTACCTGACTTATCGACCTGTGGCTTCCAAAATCGTTCATCGACTTTGCGACCACCACTGGTCATTTTTTCGATTTCTTTGGTCAAGTTAGAGAACTTGCCAGACTTTTTCTTCAGTGATGAAAAAGACATACGTGTGTACCTGTATTTTGTAAGTGTGAATTTACTACCCATTAAGGGTAACATACTATTTAGGCTTCGTCAAGCTGCTTTTTGAAGTGCCTTAACTTATCCTCCATCTCTCCTAAAACGTCCTGTATGGTACGTCCTTGAGAGTAAACTTGGGACATTTTATCAAGTTGTTCCTTGATAATCTTAGCTTCTTCATTCTCGACTGCCATTAAGCATAGTCTAGCATAGAAGACCTTCTGCTTTGCAATAAGCATCATAGTCTTCTCAAGATGTTCTCGTTTGAGATCATCATCCATAGATGGGAACTGTATGGATAACCGTGCTAGTTCGGTATACAGTTTCTCCATCCCTTTTATCTCTTCTTTAACTTGGTCTGATTCGTAGAATTTATTGCTCATATTGGAAGCACACCTCTTGTGGTGCGTTTTACGTAGTTTAGTTGTTGGGCATTAAACTTAATTTTGTCCTTCAGAGGTTTGCTGATCAACTTATTGACCGTATCAACCTCGATGTCCAGTTCATCACAGACTACAATTACAGCATCTATGTAGTTCACTAAACCATTAGAATTTTTGACTACCTCCTCTACCATAGTAGAGAATTTAGATTGAGTCATAAATTTTTCTTTAAATTCTTTCATTTAATAGTAGCCATAAATTCATTGATGTACTCAAGGAGAAGTTCATAATAATAATTAAGGTCAGTCTTTTCAACGACCTGTATCACACCCTCCTCGGTAGCAATCAATGTGACAATTTGATCAACCTTAACACCACAACGTTCATAATACATTGCAGCGTAGGCAGTCTCTTGAACGAAATAGTTTTCTATCCATTCAATCTTCTTTTCCCTAGTTGATGTCTTAAAGTCAATGACAGAGAGAACTCCATCAAATTCTGCTATACAATCAACCCGACCTGCCAAACAAAGTTTGTCGCTATAGAGAGGAGATTCAAGAAGATGTATATTGTTGATCCGATCAAGAGTATCTTTGGCAGATTTGAATAAGAAACTAGCCAGAGGGTGCTTTTCATCGAATTTAACATCTTCATTCTTCAAGTAACATTCTACCATAGAATGAAACTTATTGCCACGTGATGTAGCTCTACCACATATTTTATTTGCGGTTTCCTCACCTACTTTGCGTCTCCACTTCAATATCTGATCTTTCTTACGGATACCTGTAACTGTAGTAACTGATGGGTACCATTTACCTTCAGATACCTCATATAACCGTCCTTTTTCCTTTGTAACAGCATTTAGCTCCGTCAAAGGTACGGGCGGTCCTACAGTTTTAAACATAATCAAAGTTGAGAGTTAATTTTAGCGATAAGGTATTCTCTGACTAAACCAGAGCGTACGATGTCATCAATACCGAACTCAATGCAGTCAAATGATGACATTGACTGAATAATCTGTAAAAAGTCCAGAATACCAGTACGTTCGTTGTTCTTGACGAGATCAGACTGTGCTATATCACCTGAGAAGATGATTTTACAGTTTTGACCTATCCTAGTGATTATACTATCTAACTCGTGAAAGTTCAAGTTACTAAACTCATCTACAATGATAATAGAGTTATCAAACGTAGTTCCTCTTATAAATGAGGTACTCCAGAATGAAATAGTATCTTGTGTCCTTAGATTGTCGTATAACATATCAAAGGAGTTGTCATCTGGCATCTCAAACATATACTTCACCATATTACGGTAAGGTATCTGATAGAGGTCAGATTTGTCTTCGTGGTCTCCTGGTAGGAATCCAATCTCTCTTGTAGGTACGAGAGACCTGACCATATAGACTTTTTCGTATGGAGTTCCTTCTTCTAATACTTGTTGTAATGCCAAGTACAAACTAATAAAAGTCTTACCTGTACCTGCTACACCGTGTAAAATTAGGTGCTTACCAGACGCATAGGATTTGAACGCTCTTTCCTGATTCGAGGTAAGGGGTTCTATAACTTTTAATTGGTCTATACCAATTGGCTTCTTCCTTCTCATTGCTTTAGCAGATCTGCTGTTGTTTTGAGAGGTAGTTTTACGCTTTTTAACTGCCATTTATGTGAATCGTGAAAGGTTTGCAGCAGGATGTGCTTTTTGGATCTTAGACATTACGTCTTTAAATCCATCAGACTGCTTAGGTTTCCCATAAATGCTTCTAGGTACTTGATTGCCAAAATAGCGTTCTAACTCTGGATGATCTTCCTTATATTTATCGAGATCGTGCATAGACATCATAACCTCGATGATTTCACCAGTTTCTTTGTTTTTAAAGTCGTAATTTGGCATTAGATCTTTAATAGATTCGTATGAATACCGTATTCACCTCTACAAATAACATTAAATGAGAGACTAATACGTGGTTCCTTAGCATCGTCCTGATTACAGCGAGTAACTGTATGGATCAATTCTGAAGGGAATATGCATATCATACCACGTTCGGGAGATATTGCATAGGTTGTAGCATTATATAGGTTCGGATGCTGCAAGTGTGGTTCCAACATATGATTTTTAGTACTATGGAAGGTAAGGTTACCACCACCAGCAGGTGCACTTAAAAAACATACACCAGAGAACTGAGAGTTGCAATGATCGTGTCCATTAGATCTATCGCCAACGTACATCCAATTAATCCAACTATTAGTGATCTCTGGTGTATGTTTCTTAGGATCTATTCCTTGTATACCATACACATATTCTTGAACGTGTTTGTATACCCAAGTCTGTAACTGAGGTAACTCTTTTAATGTATGAGGATTACTGGTCACATTACCACTATTATTCTGTGGGTAATCCATCGTTTCCATATCATCTATTACATCGGTAACGTCAGGCATTTCACCATCGTTAGCAACATAAACTGGGGATGAGAATAGTGGTATTACTTCTAAGGGCATTAATCTATTCTTAGGCACGGCTGCAAATCGTCCCACCCATCGGGGTGTTCGTTCTTGTAATCGCAATCGCAATCATCATCTTGAGTTGCAGTTTCACACCAGTCTAATGCTTTAGCAATGGTGGGGAAGTTACAAATGAAATGACGCTGACATAACTCAGCAATCAACATATGCTCCTTCTGTGTACCGTTAGCAGTACGTAGATTAATGTAGTGCATCCAACTACGAGCACTACCTGTCATATAGATCTTGGTAGGAGTTGCTAGAGGGAGAACAAATCTCGCACATTCCTTCGCAACACCTTCACGTATGAGTTCATCGTATAGATCAACTCCCTCAGCAAAGTACCTTTCGATCTTCTTCTTGAGGAAGTCTGTCTGATGTGTGGGGATATCATTGATTGAATTCTGCCTATTCTTAGTGTCCTGTCTTCTCAGTTCAGGTGGTTCAATTGTAGTACCAAGTAGTTCAGTGTTAGCATAACGCTGACTAAACTCTTGGAATGTAAATGATCTATGTCTTAAGATCTGTGCAGCAATACCACGTGTGGTGTTGATTTCCAACGTCATATGTGCTTGCTCAAATACAGACCAGTGTCCGTGCTTGATGCAATAACCTAAGAGTTTCTCAACGTTCGGATTCTCTTGGTTTTTAGGGTTGGATACTCTTGCAATGTATCCTATTGTTTTTTCAGCGTCAGGTGTGACGCTCACTAAACATACTTTAGCTTTTGTCATTCTGTAAGAACCTAACCATAGTAATAATACAAAAAGCGTGAAGGTAATTAATACTCTTCACTGCAAATATGTAGGGCATTGTATAGTTCCATAAAAACATCCATAATAGTGGTCCTAATAGGTATATTCCTATGAATTTCCCTACCATTTCAGAGGTGATTAACTCTTTAGCAACCTCCTCTGGTACCTCTGCTGCGTGCTCTACTTTCTTCTTAAGATTATAAAAGTTACTCATATCCCTTCCTCTTCTTCCAATCGGCATACATTCTACCGTAGAGCATACCTTCATTAGTTTTTAATGGAGAACCCTCAAGGATCTCTTGTTCCCTGTCAGTTCTGTTTCCATCATTCATTGTCATATCGTACTCACTCTCCCAATGTTCAATTTCTTCAGACGGAATCCGCATCTGGCTTCCTCCTCTTACGTTTCTTACGTGGTGGAGTAGGTGTAGTATTCCACTCTTGAGGTCTAAGTCTACCTTCAGATTGCTTCAACCACTTGAAGTTCTTCTTGTACTTGTCATAGTAATGATCAAACAATTCAACTGCTTGACTACCCATAGCAATGTCGTGCTGAACTTTACCATCCACTTCATACTGTACTAAGTACGCTGTGTATGGTAATTTTCTATCTTCAGCAAGTTTTGGATCGCAGTTCTCGTGAATAATATTCACTTGCTACGACCTCCCCATTTGATTTCAGGAAATGCATCAGTCACCACTGCTTTAGTGATCCTATACTTCTTCCCAAGTTGCTTGTCCTTAACAAGACATAGAATTGCTGCTTCATCCTTGTGTAATCCTTCACACATTTGAATGAACATTGTCTCTCTCTTAGTGCGAGATAGATTATCAGCACCACCTTTAACAAAGTAGTAGAACTTCCTTGACTCTAACGCTAAGTTAGTGTGCTCAGTTCCTTGAGGTGCTTCATTAGGTCTATAAGGTACTTCACCTTCAGGGATGACAGAAGTAACACTGTCATCATAGTTCCAAATGAATAGAGACCTCAATGCTTGACTGTTGTTGCTTTGAAGGATTTTAATCTTCTCTGCTTTAGTCTTAGCATTGTGTGCCTTCTGAATAATTTCAGATAACATCAGTTTCATAGTAATTCCAAGAAATTAATTAATCGTCGTCATTGTCCTCTAGTATAGCATCATCGTCAACGAGATGCAAATAGAGTAACTCTGACTGGTCTACGTTTCCGTTTTCATCCAACATCTCAGGGTGTGTGATTGACTTAGCATACGCTGCGTTGTCAATGTATGAGTCGAGATAACTCTTACCAATAAAGGTAACAACCACACCAAGGAGGAAAGATCCAAAGAGTGCAAAGTTATAAAGTGAACTCAATACTTCTTCCATAAAAACCTCCTAGGGATCTTGATTCTATTTAGATGATACCTTGACTTCTAAAAAGATTGATACTTTCGTTACATCCTCCTAACTTTTTACCATCAACTACTAGTTGAGGGAAGGTAGCACCACGTCCAAACTCACTATAAAATTGATCACGATTAAAATTCTCATCAAGTTTATACTCTACGTAGTTCCAACCTTTCTCGTTATATACTCTCTTAATCTTTGTACAAAATGGGCAACCTGATTTAGTGTAGATTGCAGTATTATTGGGAGCAGCCATAGGGTTTTAAAGCAATAAAAAAGGGTGGAGAAAATCCCCACCCAGTATATATTATCTAATAGACGTTTGTCAATTAGAAAACGAACTTAACTCCAGCTTTTGCTCCCCAGTTAACTAGTGAGTCACCATTAGTGTCCTCATCAGTGATGCCTGAAAGCTCACCGTATACAGATGTAGCATCAGCAAGAGCATAAGATACTCCAACCTTACCAGAGAAATCTGTATCAGTATCAGAAGCAGCTTCGCTATGAGTAATAGCTGGACCACCTTGTACGTAGTAACCTAATTTTCCTGTTGCATTAACTCCTTCGTAACCTACGTGGATGTCAGTTGTAGCACCTGAATACTCACCATCAGGGTAAGAAAGGTTGCTTTCGACATTCACATATGGACCAGCAAAAGCTGCACCAGCGAATAGGAATGGAGATGCTGCTACTGCAGCGATTGTTGATTTAATAGACATTTGTTTATGTTTATATCTCGCAAGGACACAAAAATACCCTGCGGATGATAACTCTCTCGACATAGAGAGTTGTATGAATCCAACGCAGGGGTACGATAATTTCGAGTCCTTTGTTAAGAAGTATTTATAATACTATGAGAGTGTGATAACCGTCAACTATGTGTGTGACAGTTCTCGAACTGGCACAAGCTTAAGGAACTGCTCATTCATATTATAGAATAACTTATAGTTATCCGTGAGTAGATAGTACCCTACGATTTCATTGCCATCGCAGTTATAACCATATCCTGTTAGTTTCTCATTACACCCATCAATTCTGAGTGTTCTACCTGATTCGAGGTAGTGATGATACTTTTCGTCCAGATTAATCATCGTTTACCTCCTTTAGTAATGTCTGACAGTATTCAATAACCTGTTCTCTGTACATTATGAGTTCATTATAACATTCTTGGTTGTGTGCACAATTCCTAAGCTTAGTATCAGGTTTGTGCAGACTCTCCAATAGAAGGGTTATCCCCCTCTGCTTCTGTTCTTTGGTGCTCATCCTGGACAGTTTGTGTTGGTTTCGTTATATTATATAGCGTATTGTCTAATCTTGCAACCTCTGCTAAGGGACTTTTAAAATATCTCCTTATTTTCTTAAGTTCTTTGTTCATTTTACTCTGATCTCCGTCTGCTCTCTTCAATCCACGATTGATTGCTTGGAGTTCTTTCATTGACTTTGCAAGTCTTCTGTCTGCTGCATCCATTAATCTACCTCCGTTGCTAGGATGTCAAACCATCTCGTTTGAGTTGGTACATAGCTGTTTTGATTACTATACCACACTTGAGAGGTTTTGTCGTGCATTGACTGGTAAATTGCATACCTAGCGTTACGTTGGAACCTTGCGTTGGTAGCATCTCTCACCTGTACCTTCTTAGGTAAGTTTGTCTGCACTGGGAAGTATGGTGAACTGGGTTCCTTACCATTAGTATACTGCAATCTTTCAGGTGGCCAAGAGATCTGTGCTATGTGTCCTTCAGCATACCTCTTACCATAACTTGTTACTGAGTGCATCCTTACGTTACCAAACCATCCATACTTCTTAAACTTATAAGCATCACCTGCTTGATAGTACTCTTGTCTGGTAACTCTTATACGTAATCTAAATTCTAATCCTTGAGGATCTCTGTAGTCTGTAAAGAATAGAACATCATTACCTAGAAGAGATTGTTGTAACCAATATTGATGGAAGGACTCAGCCTTACCTGTTTTATATCTAAAGAAACTAGAGAAGATTGAATCCATATTAACTACGAACTCATTAGTTTGTACAACCTGCTGATCTACAACCAATACATCTAACTGTCTAGGTGTTGATTGATCTCTCTCGTGTGATGCTTGTAACTGTAGGTCTTGGATCCTACCTTGTGTACTACCAGCAGCAGGACATTCAACATCATTGATGCCTGTTACCTTCATACCTAGGTAGAAAGATCCAGAATTATCATCATCATCCTCTGGATACTTACCAACAAATAATTTACACTCATCATCAACATAGTATCCACCTTTACCCCAATCAATTACCTCTATTAACTTCCAGTCAGTCTCACCGTTATCATCATCGTGCATTGTCCACTGAAGTTTAACTGTGAAACCATAGTCACCAGTAGTATTAATGTATCCTGTGTCACCATTGTTCAACTGCCAAGTAGGTGTACGTCCTATAACTTTCAACTCATTGGTCTGGTATCCACCACGTACTTCAAGTACATTGTTCTGAACTACCTGATTAGTAAGTACAGTAGTGTAATTCTCTTTGGTTACTTCATTGTCACCATCATCTTCGAAGTTATACAACTGAATACTATAAGGTAAACCACAAGGTTCTGTTGGTTCGTGTGTTGCTAGGTTACCATCATTCTGTGCAGGGTTATTAGTTCTGTAACTACTTGACTGAGTTATCAACAATAACTCCCAAGTGTTCAGGAACTTCTTAGTAGTAGCATCTCGTAGGGACATAGCAGGTGTCACCCTACCATTATAATGTCCTACATCAATAGAATCTAACTTCCAAGTGATACGATCACCTTTAATAACACTAAAACTATAAAGAGGAGTTCCAATCTTCTTCCACTTACTTACATCCTCTTGTTTAGAATGTATTTGTACTCCATTCTTATGAAGTGACCAAGTAAATTTAGTACAGTCACCCCAACCACCTGTCATACCACCGTGTGATCTGATCTCTAGGTCTGCATTCTTAAGTGCAGTAACATTCTGTGTGGTTGCCATTTTATATGCAACAGTACCAGTACAAGCAGAACATCCATAGTCATTCTCTTCTTGCATTGCTCCACACTCAGTCCTTGTCATCGAACAGTTAACAAACTGCTCATCAAACACTCTCTCTTCACACTTATCTACAGAAGTGATGTCCTCATATACTGGATTAGCATCCACTCCAAAGACAAAGCATTGTATTCCTTCGTAAATATACTCGCTGTCTCCATAACGTAATTGATATGACTGTTTCATATCATTATAATCATCATCACCATTCAATAAGTCTTCCCAATATTGCCACGTTCTATCAGGCCACTTGGTCATATCTTTACCACCAGGATTCAAATGCTTTTGTGAGAACCAAGTATTATTATTCTGTGCAGATCCACTCTGGTCTACTCTCCACCCACCATTAAGGGTACTAAAAGTCACTGCATCACCACGAGAAGTTCCACGTCCATCTCCGTCAGGTATCATAAAGAATCCTAATTTGCAAGGGATGTATTGATTCAGTTCATCAGCTGGTACTTTGTAAGTGAACGTACCACTAGCATCAGTTGCGTTCTCTAGTATAACTCTACCGTGTACAGGTTCATCGTCAGCATTACATAGATAGAACCCCATTGTGTTGTCATAACTTGCTGATCCCTGTCTACAATTAAAAGTAAAGTTCAGATAGGTCTCTGCCTTACTCGATAACATATAATATCCTTCCTCTAGGTTAGCTTCAATAGGAGGACCACCGATAGGTGTGATGGAATACATATGATCCTTACTTTCAGGGGAGTAATACCTATAAAGTGTCACAGGAGTTTCTCCATCCATCATTTCTGATATCATATCCTGTTTGTCTGTGAACCCGTAGAACAATACTTCATCCCGTGCACCGAACCCTTGAGAATCCATCGTTGCTTTCTCACCAGCTGGGTCAGTGGTAAGCATATGATCTACATTCATTGATGAGTATGACGTGTACACAGGGAACGCACCACGAGCCTGTTGCACGTTGTGTGCATAGAACATTGGTGTACTGTTCTGTAAGTACCCAGCTGGAGCAGTCGGGCTCAAGCTGTACATATGATCGGAAGATATATTGCTAGATAGAATACTAAACCTACCGTTGACATCAGAACCGTGTCCATCTCTGAATACGACAGTCTTATTAGTACCATACTCTTGATTCACCTCAATATTATATCCACCAGTGGGGTGTAAACCTCCATAAGTTATGGGATAATTTCCTGCGGTTAATGCGATAGTCTGTGTCGTCTTTCCACGGGTACCTGAACGGGTGAACGTAGTACCATTAATAGTAATAGTATCTACAGCAGTACCAGCAGTATACTCTTGGTCTTTCCATCTATGCTCAAAGGTACAGAGACAAGTACCACTACCTGTTACTGTGACAGTATCTTTATCACTGAAGGCTGCAGTAGCTGTAGGAGTATCACCTAAGATGTGTTCGTATATTGGTACTCTATCTGTTACACAATCCTGTACACATATTTTCTTTGTCGTACCAAACATTGAAGCTGGTACAAACGAATCACAGTCTGCTGCTGGTGGTTTCCAAGCACCACCAACGTAAGGTTTAAAGACACACTTCAAATGCTCTTTAATACAATCCTCTAGGGTAGGATCCTTTCCGTGGTCACACTTTATCTCCTCACCATTCTCAGCGAAGCAAATATTAGGTTCACCTGGATTATCTGTTGTTGGTATCTTTAATTTTATCTTGGTTATAGTTGGTGGTGGCCAACCGTGTCCAGTTAATGTTGGTACTAAGTATTCCCAGTCAAGCTCGAATTCATCATCGTCATCATCGTCATCATCATCCCTAAAGTTTGGCTTCCTTGGTATAGGTGTCCCGTAACACTGTCCAATGAGTTGTTCGATGACAGCATTAACAGTATTAGGTGAAGCTCCACCGCCAGGTGCACCAATAGGACCACCACCTGACGCAACGGGTTCAGTACTTTCTACTACGTCATCAGGATCACAATTTTGTTCGAACCAGGCGTTATTGCCAGACATTTACACTCTTTTACTACAGGTATTTAGTTAGGATAC